CGGCGATGCTCGGGTGTCCGGCGATGCTCGGGTGTCCGGCGATGCTCGGGTGTCCGGCGATGCTCGGGTGTACGGCGATGCTCGGGTGTCCGGCGATGCTCGGGTGTCCGGCGATGCTTGGGTGTCCGGCGATGCTCGGGTGTCCTCGAAAAAACACGTAGCATGGTTTTCCTCAGTGGGTTCAGAGAGTGGCACGCTTACCGCGTACATGACCAAAGAGGAAACTATTGAGATTACACGCGGTTGTTTCCAAGGCTCGATCGATAAGTTTGAAGCCGCCGTGCTAAAAACACACGGGGATAGTCAGGATGGTGAGGCGTACCTGGTACTGATCCAATATATCCGGATCCGTTTCCGAGGCGTGGTTGTCATCGAAACTGAAACACCTGAAATTTAAAATGAAAGAAAGGAAACCCAACGTTGCATTACAAGATCGTCCCAAGCGGGCGCGGATATTATGAACTTTGGGTCGAGGGTCGGCACGTAGGGAACTTCGATACACGCGAAGAGGCGAAAAACGATTTTGTCCAAGAGGCATACATCTAATTTTAAGAGGGGGATTCTATTAAATGAATATCACACTAACAATCGTAGCTGGTAGTTCAGAGGAACTGCAGGAAGCCGTCAACGGATTAGCAAACCGATTGGTTTCAGCCGGGGCAGTCGCGTCTAAATCGGAGCCAGAGAAAGCCAAACGGGTCAGTAAGCCCGCCACCCCAACAGAGAAGCCACAGGAAACCAAGCCTGAGGTCGAGTCTGGTACTGCAGAAGACGCAGTGGAAACTCCACAGGTTGAAGTAGATGAAGTAGAAATACCCACAGTCGTTGAACTTCGGGCTGAAGCACAGAAGCACGGTCAGAGTCCGGATGGCAAAAAGGCGATCAAGGCTCTGCTTACCAAGTTTGGGAGCAAATCTGTCTCTGATGTTCCCGAAGACAAGAGAGCAGAATTCTTAGCTGAGCTGACCGCTCTATGATGAAACACGCCCTACTAGGAGCATCAAAAGCTGGGCAGTGGCTTAACTGTCCGCCTAGTGCTCGACTGCAGGAGAGTGTACCAGAGTCAACGAGTGAGTACGCCGAAGAGGGCACGGTAGCCCATGCACTTGCTGAGATCAAACTTCGAAGTCGTATTACTACATGTAACTCCAAGCAACGCAGGGCCTTAGTCGCAGAGTACGACAAGATCAAGGCCAACAAGTTTTATGGCAAAGAGATGGAACAAGCCATTCAGGTGTACGTGGATCAGGTCGAGGAACGATTCATGGCGGCGAAAGCTAGGTCCAGTGATGCAATTGTTCTATTAGAAGAACATCTTGATTACAGCGAGTGGGTTCAAGAAGGATTCGGCACGGGGGACGTTGTGCTGATCAGTGACGGGGTTTTAGAGGTCATAGATCTTAAGTATGGAAAAGGCGTTCCAGTCAGTGCCTTCAATAACCCACAGCCCCGCATCTATGGCCTTGGAGCCTGGGGGAACTACAACTATCTCTACTCTATCGACGAAGTGCACATGACCATCATTCAGCCTCGCTTAGACAGTATTAGTACGGACATAATGCCGGTAGACGAATTACTTGCGTGGGCCGAGGAAGTTGTAAGGCCTGCCGGTGTGTTAGCTTTCGCCGGAGAAGGGGACTTCAAGTCTGGCGATCACTGCCGATGGTGCAAGGTCAAAGGTAACTGCAGAGCACGAACCGACGAAAACATGAAAGCCCTGGCACATGAATTTCAAGACCCAGCGCTTATGAGTAACGAGGAGATCGGCTCCATCCTGTTTATTACCGAACAGCTCAAAGCCTGGGCGAAGGACGTCGAGGACTACGCCAGTACTCAAGCGCTAAATGGAAAGCCGATCCCGCAGTGGAAATTAGTCGAGGGGCGCAGTAATCGCTCCATCTCAGACAAGGACGCGGCGATAGCTTCACTAAAGAAAACTGAGCTGAAGACGAGCGTGTACCTGAAACCTGAAGAATTGCTCGGTATAGGTGAGCTAGAGAAATCGCTCGGCAAGAAAAACTTTGGGTTATTACTGGGGCCATGGATCGTTAAGCCACCAGGGAAACCGACTTTAGCCCCTGAGACCGATAAGAGACCAGAAATGAACAGCGTCGAAGGCGACTTCAAGGGCGAGGATTTCGACTAAAAATTAAATTAAATTTAAAGGGGAAATGAACAAATGGCAATTGACAATCAATCGACAAAGGTAATCACAGGAAAGGTCCGTTTATCCTACGCACATGTATTCGAACCAGCAAGTGTTGACGGTGGAGACGAAAAGTACAGCACAGCAATCCTCATTCCTAAGACTGACAAGGTGACGCTCCAAAAGATCAAGGACGCTACCGACGCCGCCAAAGAACTTGGTAAGAACAAATGGCCTAACGGCAAGGTTCCTGCGAATTGCAAAACTCCTCTCCGTGATGGCGACGAAGAACGACCGGATGATGAAACCTACGCCGGATGTTATTTCCTTAATGCTTCCAGTAAGAACAAGCCTGGTATCGCCAAGCCGATCGGTAAAGGCGCAGACGGCAAAACAAAGTTCCAAGAGATCACAGATACCACGGAAGTGTATTCGGGATGCTACGCGAAAGTCAGTTTGAACTTCTACCCATTCGATGCAAAAGGGAATCGCGGTGTGGCTGCAGGCCTTAATAACATAGTCAAAATTCAGGACGGTGACTTCCTTGGTGGCAGATCGAATGTCAATGACGACTTCGCCAATGAAGAATTTGAAACCGAAGTAAGCGACGACGATTTCTTAAACTAATCGTATGAGTATTAAGACAGGTACAGCCTGCGAAGATTGCCAATGCTCAGAATGTAGCACTATCAAGAAGTGTCTTATCATACCGCCTCGAACTTGGATTTTCTGCAGAGAAGGATGCAAGGGAACAATGGGCGTTGGAAACTGCAAATACGCGAATAAAGAGAATGCGGAGGAAGCAATACGAATGAGTGAATTGACCGTAACAACTGACGTGGCCATAAGGGTGTTTGAAACAACACCCGCCGTGGTCAGCTTCAATTACCAAGAGATATCGGACCATCTGGCTGGAGTTCTTGAAAAGTATAAAGGCCTAGTATTCAGTGACAAGGATGTCGCGGAATGCAAGAAGACTATCGCGGAACTTCGAAAAGGGCAAAAGTCCCTGGACGAGTTCCGGAAGGCAACAAAAAAGCAACTCACTGAATCGGTAACAGCCTTCGAGGCTCAGTGCAAATTGCTTTACGGTAAGTTTGATGTGGTCATCGCACCATTAACCATGCAATCGGCGCAGTTCGAACTTGACCGTCAAAATCTAAAGCGTGTGGAGATCCAAAGCTTTATCGACGTTCTTATCGCGGATCATATGCTTGCTGATAAATTTGCAGAACAGCTTGTTATCTATGATGAATATCTCGCAAAGGGTAAAACCATCAAAGCTATTAAAGCCGAACTATTGGCCCTCGCAAATACGTTAAGTGTCCAGGAGGAAAAAGAAGCTCAGGACATCGACCTGATCAAAACAAAAGTTCAGTTGGCCAATGCCGAGTATCAACTAGCGCCGCGTAACCTGACGGCTGATCAATACCTAAGGCTTTTAGGCTACAAGTCAGTTACCGAGATCGATTTGCTAATAACCACCGATGCGCAAACCGCGAAGGATGTATTTGACGCGCTCAAAGCGGATAAGGCGGCAGAAGTGCCGAAAGTAGAGGCCATCACCCCCGAGCCTGTTGAGATTCCCAGTGTTGGGAATGCTACTCTTTCTGTCAGTGATGAACCGCGAAAGGTAGTCGCGATCTACGAGGTCTCAGGGACAGCAGAGCAGTTAGAAGCCTTGGAAGAGTACCTAGACGACAATTGTCTTGTGTGGGTCGATAGGACAGACGAAGAGGAAGACGACAGCGACGGTTTCATGAACTAATCAACTCGGTGGGGGTATTGTAAAAATGCAATGCCCCTAACCTATCAGATAGGAGTGATTTAAAGCATGGATGAAAAGACAGTAAAGATATTAGAAGCAATAGACCTTCTTAGGGAAAATGACTATGCGGTCATCAAACTCAGTGAATGCCAACTCTCCGATTCTAAAAAGTGCGAAGAATCGGGATTCGAAAAGGATTGCTCAGAATGTTCCTGTAGTGCCTGTGTAGTCCAATGACCATCTTAGGAATCGATATTGAAACCTACAGCAGTAACGACCTGATCAAGGGCGGGGTTTACAAATACGTTGAGGCTGATGACTTTGAAATTTTACTTTTCGGATATGCCTACGACGATGATGAAGTCCAAGTAATTGACCTGACAGCCTTCGAAGATATACCGGCACGAGTACTTAAAGATCTCACTGATCCGACTGTAATTAAGATGGCTTATAACGCCAACTTTGAGAGGACTTGTATATCCAAGCATTATGGGATCAAGTGTGATCCACTCTATTGGCGTTGTACTTCTGTCTGGGCACTGGCTTTAGGGTTACCCGGTGGTTTAGCAGCGGTAGCAGAAGTTCTTAACCTGGACGCGCAGAAGGATGCCAAAGGCAAAGCATTAATTAAGTATTTCTCCATCCCCTGCAAACCGACAAAGGTCAACGGAGAACGGACACGTAACTACCCACACCACGCCCCAGAGAAGTGGGAGGAATACAAATCATATAACTGTCAGGACGTTGTCGTTGAACGAGATGTGCGTCACAAGCTGGAATGCTTCCCGATCCCTGACCATGAATGGAAATTGTGGGCGCTTGATCAAAGGATTAACGACAGAGGGGTCCGGCTCGATCCAGTGTTGTTCCACCAAGCAATTGATTGCGACGATCTGTACGAGAAACGTCTAGTGCAGGAGGCGCAAGCGCTTACTGGCCTAGACAACCCTAACAGCTTAGCACAACTCAAGGAGTGGTTCGGTGAACACGGACTAGATACCCCTGACGGTCTGTCAAAGGATTACATGGCGGGATTACTGGACGCCGCGCCGAACGATGATACCAAGAGGATGCTGGAACTGAGACAAGAGATGTCAAAGACTAGCGTGGACAAATATAACGCCATGAATCGGAGCATGTGTGCCGATGAACGGGCGCGAGGGTTGCTTCAATTCTGTGGAGCCAACCGGACATGGAGATGGGCCGGAAGACTTATTCAGGTCCAGAACTTACCGCAGAACAAATTCAAAGACTTGGAGCTGGCGAGGGAGACTCTCCACAGTGGAGATTTTGAATTATTAGAAATGATGTTTGGCGCTCCACCGTTTGCACTTAGTCAACTGATCCGCACGGCGTTCATTCCCTCCGAGGGTTGCCGGTTCATCGTGTCAGACTTTAGCGCCATCGAGGCGCGGGTGATTGCGTGGCTGGCTGACGAACACTGGGTGCTGGACGTATTCCGTGGAGATGGGAAGATTTATGAAGCAACGGCGGCTGAGATGTTCAAAGTTCCTTTTGAGTCAATAGCCAAGGGCCAAGCGAATTACGCACTTAGACAGAAAGGTAAGGTCGCTGTTTTAGCGTGTGGTTACGGCGGAGGGGCTAATGCACTCGTCGCGATGGGAGCAGTCAAAGGCGGTATTCCCGAAGAAGAATTACCTGGACTTGTGAAGCAGTGGAGACAGACAAATAAAAACATCGTCAAGCTTTGGTACGCCGCAGAGGACGCGGCCGTCACAGCAGTGCGAGAGAAGACGACCGTCAAGCTGGCACACGGTGTCCAGTATCGATATGAGTCAGGCATGTTGTTCGCGGATCTGCCGAGTGGCCGGAGTTTGGCCTATGTCAATCCAAGGATTAAGCACGAACCGAAGTTCAATAAAGAGGGCCTCGTGTTTGATGGGATGGACCAAATAAAGAAAAAATGGATGTCTCACAGAACGTACGGCGGTCGGCTGGTCGAGAATCTTGTCCAGGCCATTGCTCGGGACTGTCTGGCGGTAAGCATGATGAGACTAGATGCCGAGGGTTATGTAATAAATATACATGTTCACGACGAAGTGGTGCTCGATGTACCGATCGGGACTGGATCACTGGACCACGTGACGGCTGTAATGGGTAAAGATATCGGATGGGCTCCGGGGATTCCATTAAGGGCTGCTGGTTATGAATGCGACTTTTATAAGAAAGATTGAGGTGTTCGTATGAATATTGATGATACTAAAAAACTTGTCGTTCTCGAATGCAAAAGAGTTATAGAGATTATTGAAGCAGGAGAAGTACTAAGACCGTATGGCATGGAAACATCCGAATTAAAGGCCAAAATGCACGAATTGCGGAGAGATACTATCCGGCTAGAAAATCAAGTTTATGGCCGAATCTAATCAGACTATGGAGGGGAATCAAATGAAAAGAGAGATTATGTTTAGGGGGAAAAGGCTCTACGATGGCAGGTGGGTTTACGGAGCATATTATGAGCATCAACCCCCATCGCAATGTATTGCTGGAATCGACGAACCAAGTAAGCATTGCATTGCTAAGACAGCTTTTGCTGATTGGAACATGCCGCGGCAAATTGAGTGTATAGAAGTTGATCCCGAAACGGTCGGTCAATATACAACGCTCAAAGATGATAATGACAAAGAAATTTATCAGGGCGACCTTGTGAAGTTTAATGATAGAACCATCGTTTACGAAGTGATATGGGACCCGTACAGAGTTGCTTGGTGGCTTAAGGACGTGAAGGCTGACAAAAGGGAACGGGACAGAGATACAGACCACCAGCAGTTGCTCAATAACTCCTGGCAACAGCGAGTGGTCATTGGTAATATCTACGATAATCCGGAATTGCTGGAGGGTAAGAAATGAAAATCGTAGAGAAAGACAATCATTGTTTAGCTTACTTTGTAGAAGAAACTATTGCCGAGGTACCAAATAAATACTTTGGAGAGTTGATTGTGAAGTTTTTGAATTCACGTATAGACGATAATTCATCTGTTTATTTTGATTTGGTGGAAGATGATTATGAACTCCAGATCAACCCATTTGAGCCGTGATAGATGCAGGGTAATTTCAGAAAGTTGGAGGGGAAGAGAATGTTCTTAAGAAAGCTGACGGAGGAAGAAGTAGAACAAATCAAAAAGGCTAAAGCCACCATTAAAAATCAGCGCCAAGAATTGCAAGGGGTTATTAAAAAGCAACGTAAAAGGATACAAGAAGAAACCAAAAGGCTTAAAGGAAAAGACCGAAATGTCGACCTGTTCCAAGTCCTAAAAAGCTTGCAAGATCATCTCTCTGATTTATGTAATCGATTTAATGCACTCCCGATAATCACTGGTCATCCCGTAATCATAAAGGTCGAAGATGCATCTTTATGTCTTAACTATGATCTTTTGAGCAGGTTTGATCGCTCGCTTGATAGGAGCGACTTCTGGAACCCGGATATTAAAATAGATGGGAAATCCTTAATCGTCAGTTATCAAAAACACACTAATATGGGGACCGTGGAACTGTTTGAATTACCCGCGGATCAAGTCGAGTTACTCAAGGGACTACCAATTATTGATCTTAGAGATATCGAATTTGAGGAATTACTGGCATGAGATGAGAGGTGAAACGAGATGGAACTAGATATAAGTTTCGGCAAGCACAGAGCGGACACGAACTGGAAACCTGAGTACTTAACCTGGGATGAGTTTGTCGATCGGCTGAGGAAAGTCAGACGCACGTCTGAGACGATGGCTCAGTATGCCAAGATGAATAATATCGGTCGAGGCAAGATCAAAGATGGCCCAGCGTTTGTGGGGGGATTAGTCCGAGGCGGACGCCGGAAGAAGGAGAACATCGACACGCGTTGCCTGATCACGCTGGACGTGGACCATGCGACTGAGGACTTTCTATTTGCCACTGAGCTCGTGCTAGGAGGCACGGCCTATGTAATCTACTCCACGCACAGCCATCGACCTGAGAAGCCTAAGTACCGACTAGTGATAGCGACTGATCGTGCCATTAGTCCGGATGCTTATGCCGCGGTGAGTCGTAAACTGGCGGAGCAGATCGGCATGGAGTATTTCGACAAGACCACATTTGACGTGCACCGGCTGATGTACCTGCCAAGTTGCTCGAAGGATGCTGAGCCAATGATAGAAGTTTGCGAGGGCGACCCACTGGATGTGGATGGCGTTCTCGCAGATTACGACGACTGGCGTGATCCTCTCCAATGGCCGAGGCACGTTGACGATAAGGTGCAAAGACAAACGTCCAGACGGATGGAAGATCCTAAGGCTAAGCTGGGCGTTGTGGGTGCTTTCTGTCGCTGTTACTCCATATCTGAGGCCATTGATACCTTCCTTGCCGACGTATATGAAGCAGTGGACGATGGAAATACCCGGTATACGCATATTGGCGCCAGTAGTTACGGGGGCCTCGTGGTCTATGACGAGGACCTGTTCGCCTACTCTCATCACGAGAGTGATCCGTGCAGTGGTAGAGAGGTCAATGCCTTCGACTTAGTACGGCTGCACAAGTTCGGGAAGCTGGACGATCGGGTCAGTGAGAAAACCAACATCGACAAATTGCCGAGTCATACGGCCATGGTCGCCTTTGCCACGCAAGACGGAAAAGTGAAACGTGAGAGATTATCGGAGTTATCAGAGGACTTTGAAGGCACTGAGGCTGAGGAACAAGACGAAGAAGAACCTGAGGCCAAATGGATCGATAAATTAAAGATGAATGAGAGAAGCGGATTCCCTTTATCAAATTCCAAGAATGTGGAAGTCATTATGTCAAATGGACAGTGGGACGGGGTCCTTGCATACGACGCCTTTGGGAATACAGAGGTCATCCGTAAGGAATTACCCTGGCGCAATCGAGAGCGACAACATGAGGACTATGAGCCTTGGCTAGGGGCCGATGATAAAAGGCTTCAGCATTGGTTCGGTAAAAAATATGAGATCAAGTCCGCCAATATTATTGCGAATGCGTTCACTGAGGTGGCCCATGTTAATCGCTTTCATCCTATTATCGAGTACTTAGAAGAACAGAAGTGGGACGGAGTTCCACGGATCGATCGGCTATTCATTGATTATCTGGGAGCAGAAGACTCGGACTATGTTAAAGAAGTTACACGGAAAATGTTTACTGCAGCGGTCAAAAGGCTTTATGAGCCGGGATGCAAGTTCGACTACATGCTGGTTCTGGTTGGCCCGCAGGGCGCCGGTAAAAGCACGATCATACAAATGATGGCGAGGAACTGGTTTAGCGATTCACTGAAGACCTTTGATTCTAAAGATGCCGGTGAGCATCTACAGTCGGCATGGATCTTCGAGTTCGGTGAGCTGGCAGGCATGACCAAGATCGAAGTGGATGAGATCAAGCAATTTATCACTAAACGCGCTGACAAGTATCGAGTGGCCTATGACCGTGTTATCACAGATTTTCCACGGAAGTGCGTTTTCTTCGGAACAACAAATAATTGTAACTTCTTAAAGGACCCGACAGGCAATCGAAGATTCTGGCCCGTTGTGATAGATCCAGAGAAACGAATCAAGAGTATCTTTACTGATCTATCTGAGTACGATATCGCACAAATATGGGCTGAGGTCGTACAGGCTTACCGAAAAGGCGAAGTGCTTACATTGTCACCAGAGATCGAGCAGCAGGCTTCACGTATTCAAGGAATGCATATGGAGGAAGACCCACGCGCTGGACTAATTCAGGAATGGCTTGAGACTCCTATCGAGGATGAATGGGGAGATAGTGCAGATGGAAACCAACTACGGGATCGTGTATGCGCCTCTCAGATATGGTCCGAATGCTTACACAATAAAACCGGGTCTATGCGACCTTGGGAGGCCCGGGAGATATGCGATCTTATGCGTACCATACCAGGCTGGGTAGGGCGGAAAAACAAGGCACGTATTCCCGGATATGGGGTACAAAATGTATTTGATAAGAGTGTTGCAGTATGATGCAAGTCACTGCAACGACTGCAACAGTAAAGTGTTGCCTATGTTGCAGTGAAGTTGCAGATAGAATTATTTCACTGCAACACCTAAAAGCTAGATGGGGCAAGGCTTTAGGGCCTACTGTTGCTAATGTTGCAGTGAAATCCCTATTAAAGATAATTAGTAAGTAGCATAGGGATATTAAAAGACGTATATGTATAGCCCCTATGCTAACGCGTATTTCGCCACATCACGTGTATGTGAGCAACATTGGAACAAACATTCTGAGAGGTGATTAAGTTGTTAGAGTCAGAACTTGAAAGTCGGTTCGTTCGGGAAGTAAAACGGATCGGAGGTCGAGCGCCAAAATGGACGTCACCTGGTACCCGAGGAGTTCCCGACCGGATCGTATTACTCCCAGGCGGACGAACGATATACGTCGAACTGAAAGCACCAGGTAAACCTTTGAAGCCACTTCAGAAGTGGTGGGCTAAGATCTTGAGGGGCATGGACCATCGCGTTTACAAGATCGACTCCCATGAAGACATTGACCAATTTATAATCGAGGTGATGCCGAAATGAAGTTCATCCCACACCAGTACCAAGAGTATGCCACGAACAGAATCCTAGACACGCCATATATCGCGTTACTGTTAGAGATGGGCCTCGGTTAGCAAAACCGTGAGCACTCTAACCGCGATCGACCTCCTGTTAAACGATTATTACGATGCAACCCGAGTCCTGGTCATTGCGCCGCTGAGGGTAGCCGATGACACCTGGGCCCGCGAGGCTGAGAAATGGGATCATCTACAGCACCTACGGATCAGTAAAGTGTTAGGGAGTGCTGCCACCAGGAGAAAAGCTTTAAAGGCTGATGCTGATATATGGGTGATCAACAGAGAGAATGTTGAATGGCTTGTTGGTGAGCTGGGCACCGCATGGAACTTCGACACCGTTGTGATCGACGAGTTATCCAGTTTCAAGAATGGTCAGTCTAAACGATTCCGAGCGTTGCGTCGGGTACGGCCCATGATGAAGAGGGTGATCGGGTTGACCGGCACACCGGCACCCAATGGCTTGATGGACTTATGGCCAGAGATTTACCTACTGGATCAAGGACAACGCCTTGGCAAGACGATCACCAGCTACAGGGACCGGTACTTTACCGCAGGCGCCCGAAGTGGTCACGTGGTTTACGAGTGGAAGGAAAAGCAAGAGGCAGAGCAGCGGATCTACGAGGCCATTTCAGATATCGCTGTAAGCATGAAGTCAGAGGATTGGCTAGAGTTGCCCGAGAGAATTGATCGAGTCGTGCCAATCAAATTATCAGACCCGGCGCGGGAGTTATACAAAAAGCTAGAGAAAGACATGTTACTCCCATACTTGGATGCAGATGTCGTCGCTGTGACTGCAGCCGTGCTGTCAAACAAGTTACTGCAAATGGCCTCCGGAGCAGTCTACGACGAGGAGCGAGGAGTCAAGCAGATCCACGATGCAAAGCTGGACGCGCTGGAGGATATCATCGAGGGCGCAAACGGGAAGCCGGTCATGGTTTTTTACAACTTCAAACACTCCTTAGCGCGGATCCAAGAACGATTCCCACAGGCAAAGATCCTGAGAAAAGGAAAAGACGGAAGCCAGGACATAGAGGACTGGAACAACGATAAAATACCACTGCTTTTATTACATCCGAAATCAGCCGGTCATGGTCTGAATCTTCAAGAGTCGAGCTGTCAACTGGTCGTTTGGCTAGACATGACGTGGAGCCTTGAAGAGGACCAGCAAGCGAATGCCAGAGTACATAGGCAAGGGCAAACGCGGCGAATCATGGTCATGCGACTCGTGGCAGAGGGCACAATTGACGAGGACGTGGTGGAAGCCATCGCGCAGAAAGCCGCGGGGCAAGACGCCTTGATGGATGCAGTGAAAGCAAGAATTGAAGAAGTAAGGAGTGAACAGGAATGACAGCACAAGAACACGTGATATATAAACTGGCATTGAAGGGATACGGACTCGAAAAGCAGATGGTCAAGTGTGTAGAGGAATTATCTGAACTGCAAAAAGAACTTTGCAAATATATCCTTGGCCAAGGGAACCTCGAGCATATCACCGAGGAGATTGCCAATGTTGAGATCATGCTTGACCAGATGAAAATGGGTCTAGGCATCGGAACTTATGAGGTTGATGCAGTGAAGTGTCAAAAGATGTGTAGGCTTAGTGGAAATTTGCTGAATGTAGAAAAGGAAAGGCCGTTGCAAGAGGCAGCGGAATGCCAGAAGTGTTTATACTCCTTTATGCACGAGGAAGATCTAGTCAAACTAGGCAGTGACCCATGCGATACATGCAATGACCTTCGCAACTGGAAACCGAAAGGAGCGAAGGTATGACTCAAGCATTGTACTTAGGAGTCGGAGGATTTATCGGAACCATCGCTGGGTACCTGTTATGCATCATCATGGTGAATTCTAGCCATTCAAGCCGAGTCGAGGTAATGGTCAACTGCCCTTTCGTTTTTGCAATGGATAAGTGTTCAGAGGATTGTATTGCCTGGGGTGAATGCCATGAGCGAGGCTGAGATTAAACTAAGGCTCAAAATGCTATGGGATATCTACTTGTCAATGCCGATCGTGGACGACGGAGGGGGAAAATGATGCCTAAATTTGAGGTTCTAGTAAATCTGATTCTAAATGTATCAGCCGGAGTCTTGTGCGCCTTCGGCATGGTCGCTTTTTACACAAATAATGTGGCTGATGCAATTTTCTTCGTCGTGGTAGCGATCTATGCGCTAAATGTTAAGTACCCAGATAAATATCTGACTTAAATATTTTGGAGGTGGCCAGTCGTGAAAAGGTTAATCAGGGAATACCGAGTTGCTTTACGGAGTGTTAATAAAGCAAGAACAGTGGCCACCGGCAGAGAGGACAGATCTTTGCTTGCTAGTTGTGCGGACAGTCTTGGATACTCAATCAGATTTATGGAGATGGGTAAAAACCCGGACAGCTATCGAGGAATAACGAGATTGAGCTCTCTTCGACGGGAAGTTCCCATGGATCCGCAGAGTGTTGCTTTTGTTAGGGCAGTCGCAATACAAAGCCATCCTCCAGAGATCAGCGAGCAGACGCAAAAAGCAATCAAAGATTTAGGGATAGTCTTAAAGGTCCTGAGCGCCAAAGAACGCGAAGCATACTCATTTGTCAGGGGCAGTGGTTATTCGTTCGGAGTGGCAGCGAATATCATGAAAATCCAAAAGGGAACGGTCCAGCTACTGGTCAGAAGGGCAGAAGATAAAATATATCATATGGTCGAGGATTTGACTGATAGCGGAATTATCTTCAAAAAGCCTGTTCAACCTGCAATATTTTAGGGGTACCAGTCGGGTACCTGAAAATAAAAACGTTGTTTTGTCTTACGATTTGCACCTAATAGTGAGGGATACTTTTTTGAAGAGCCAAAAGGCTCTTTTCCTTTTGCTCAAAAGGAGGTCGCCATGTCTAAGAAAATGAGAATCCAGCTAATCCTGTTCCGGTGCCCGATCTGTAAAAAGAACTACTTCTCATATCAGGAGAGGGCAAAGTGTCCGGAATGCGCTCAAGTAAAGTTCCTAGGTTAGGAGGTGGCCCATATGGCAGTAAGCAAATGGCCACAAGTACAAAGTAAATTAGTGCTCGTTGAGGCCTGGTGTAGAGATGGCCTGATAGAAGCAGACATAGCCCATAATTTGGGAATAGGTACTACAACGTTAAAGGATTATAAGAAAAGATATCCGTCTTTCCGGTCTGCCTTAAAAAGGGGAAAAGAAGAAGCCGACATAATGGTTGAGAACGCTCTGTTCAAGCGAACACAGGGTTTTAGATATGACGAGATAACCCGTGAGAGATTGCCCATTTATGACAAATGGGATCATGTAACGATCGTTGGTTATGAGATGGTCGAGACAAAGCGAGTCACTAAAGAGGTGCTCGCTGATCCGACATCAATGATCTTCTGGTTGAAGAACAGGAAGAAGTTAGAGTGGAGAGACAAGCACGAGGTGGAGAAAACGATTGAGGTCAAGGTACCCATGCTAGAGGAGATACAAAAAACCTTTAAGCAGTGTAGGCAATTAAACAAACCAGAGGTCATTGATATCTAATACAGCTTGGCTCCTGTCTGGTTACTGAATTCTTAACCTATCAGGATTTCAGCGGCTGACTACTGCCCGAGTGTGAGTTGTCTGTCGATCACAAACAATAACGTACACTAGTCGTGGACATTGGCGCATAATTACAGCTTACTACTTACGCATAATATACGCTGATTGGCTGTAACCTTACTGACACTAGGCTTATAGAGGTTGCACCAATTAGTACTTTACTTGTCATAGTACCTATTATGGGACCCAATCGCTAAAAAGCATTAGGGGGTGGTCTTCTTTTTCTGATTTCTCCTGAGAGCGTGGCGGTCGCCTCAACAATTATTTTTACAATTTCCAGAAAAACTTTTAATTCTCCTCAAAACTTTTGCCCCTCTTAAAGGCCCCATGGCAGGAAACCGTGCAGACTTGTAACGTTAGTACTTATGTATCTTTACATGGTCAATTCGCTACGCTCTGTTACTACCAAGGGTTTAGGCCATATTTGGCCGTTGGTTTTTCGACTGATTTGAGGGTCTAAATGGGCACAAAAACCAACTGGAAGGGAACGCGGTTTCCATGAGCAACAGTCTTATAAAAGTTACTCAGATTATTAATCCGGATACTGGGGAGATGACGAGTGAGAAGGTTCAGCATATAGCAGCCGCGTTCCATGACGAGAAGGGTTATTTGTTTTGGGCACGTAAGAACTTCGCCAAGTCATTTGTGGATGTAGACTTTCCAGAGGGCATGACCATGAAGGAACGCGGGCAGATGGCGACACTGGCAAAGCATATGTGGAGCAATACCAATATGCTAGGTTATCGGGGTAGTGGTGGGGTGAAGGCTTATACCGATGAGCAGATCGGTGTGCTTGTTGGATTGAAAGCATATCAGGCCAGAGACTTTGTGCGGAGCATGATCAAGGTGAGTATGATTGCCAGGGTAACCGTCTTGCTGGGTGGTGAGAAGATCACTCAGTATTATGTTAACCCGATCTACTTCTTCGGCTCTAACCGGATATCACTTAATTTATATCTGATCTTTAGAAAACAGCTTGACGAGGTTCTTCCTCGATGGGTTCAAGACGAGTATGCCGCGTCGAGCGTGAGAGTGAAATAAGGAGTGAAGCCTATCAGTGTTCCAGATTGAACGTGGGGCGACTAGGATAGTATTTGTATTTAAAAAGTTTGTCCTAAAAATACCGACATTTAAACAATATGATTTATTCTTAAATGGTTTACTAGCTAACCTTCAAGAGAAGCTTTGGTCCGGCAATCATCCTGATTTAGCAAGAGTTAGTTTTTGCGGAAAACTCGGTTTCGTTTTAATCATGGAGAGAGCCGAAGTGTTGGGTAATGATACTAATTGGCTAGATACCATGGAAGTTTTAGAAGAGAAATACAAAGATGATGAGCTAGTTGAATTCCTTTTATCCGACTTCAAACCAAGCAACTGGGGATATATAAATGGTCAATTAAAGAAGATTGACTATGGTAACTAGGAGTAAGTTATGCCTGAAATGAAGGAGTGAAAGCTTATGGTGCCAGATATGACAAAAGAGGAAATACGAGACGAGTTAGAAGAGATCGATGAGTATTATGACTGTGACGAGCTGGATCCCGATGAAAGGCCCGTCAGGTCGGCGATTGGTAGGCCGACGACTATGGCACCCGCAAAGACTAACCTCTACCGTCCGCCTCGGTGTGATTGATGGCTAAAACACAAGCGCCTCAGCAAAGGTTAGAAACCACGGAAGAGGAAGAGCAACAAAACAGACAGCTTTTGTATGGAGCGATCTATGGCCAGTTTATTGCGAGTGGCGCGAGCCCCAAAGAAGCAGAGACCTCAACAGAGGCGTTGATATTAAAAAATATTAGTAACCTCTTCGGCTTTGAGGGATTAGCGCACAGCATCGGTGCCCTGAGCATTCCATTTTTCTGCAGGTACTTCCTCCAAGACACCTTCCTGCCGAAGCCGGACAACACAGCGCGAGAACTCGCGCCGGTCCATATAGAGATCTGGGAAGAACTAGATCGGATGTTTATCCAGGACCTTCATGACAAACTGGAAGCAGTCCTTCCTCGTGGAGTGGCAAAAACTACTGTCCTCGACTTTGCTTTGTCGGTGTGGATCCATGCTTACAAGAAAAGCAAATACACGCTAGTTGCTGGGCGGACAGAGGGCGATTCGGTCGCTTTCATAAGTCAAACTCGGCAGGCTTTCGAGGAAAACCAATACATTATCGCGGCATTCGGGAAGCTGATCCGGCCTAACGACTTCACGGTCAACAAGCTGGAGCTTGAACTTACAAACAAAACAAAGATTCAGGCCATCTCTTCTACTAGCTCAATGCGTGGTAAGAAATATGGCGATAGTAGGCCGTCTTGCATTATTGCGGATGACTATCAGTCCAGGGCGGACATCATCACTGAGGCCAGTCGTAAAAAGAAATATGACACCTGGGCGGAGGATAGTGCTTACGCCGGGGATAAAGCGGTATACCGTAAAGGCGTAAAGATAAAGCCTGCCACGAAGTTTATCGTGATTGGAACGATCTTACACAAGAATTGCTTCATGTCTCAATTACTCAAGGATCGAGATTATAAGCACATTCTTAAAAGGGCCGTTGACTTTGATGTCAGCGAGTTCTTCAACGAAGGACCGCTATGGAAACAGTTCAAAGAAATATATTTTGACGACAAACGGCAAGATCCTGTTGCTGATGCCAAAGAGTTTTATTATCAGCATCAAGTGGACATGCAGTACACGACGATCTGGCCGGATAAATATGACTGCCTTGATCTAGCCATTGATTATTACAATAACCCCACGGCCTTCGCCCAGGAGATGCTCAACGACGCCAGTAAGATCGGTGAGAAGTGGTTCAAGTCCATGAGGACCCAAACGGCGGAGGAAATTGAGGATCACGAGTTCACAAAGACCATGCTGGTATGCGACCCGGCTTCAAGCGTAACCATCAAGTCGGATTACTCTGCTTTACTGGTTGGATCCACGGCCGTTAACGGCTTTAAATACGTCCGAAAGGGAATCCTCGCAAAACTATGCTTTGATGACTTCTGCAAGAAGGTTGTTGGGTTGTTGTTGTTGTATCCGGACATAACCCACGTCAGTGTTGAGAAGAATCTTTACTCCGGAGCTGATGTTAGCAAGATCAAAGAGCTGGCACTACTAGAACCGGAGCTGAAGTACCGAAAGGTTGAATATCTCAACGCCATGCAACGCCAAAACAAAGACGAGAAGATCGGCACGATCATCCAGGGCGTTAATACTGGCCAAGTGATCTTCAACGAGGAAGATAAGGCGTTCTGTGATCAAGTCTTGGAGTTCTCCGGACAGGATTTCTCGGAACACGATGATGCGCCTGACTGTGTGGCTCAATTTACGATCGACATTAAAGAAATAAAGGTACTTCAGGCCATAAAAGTTGGGGACAGAAGGCTATTAGGCGTTTAGAAAGGAGCTGATTACGTGGCAGAACTCACTTTATTGCAACAATGCCGGGAAGAATTTTTATTAAACCTACCCGGATACGAAAAGATGCAAGATTATTACGACGGTAAGACCGACGCCCTTACAAATTACGAAATGGTGACGGAACGGGCAAATAGCAAGGTTAGTAATAACATGCTACAAAAATTCATCACGGAAGAGGCGGCGTATTGCGTAGGTAACAAGATTACCTATACGAGCCACTCTGACAATCCGGCGATCATTGAGGACATAAGAGTAAATACCGTCCATTGGAGCGAGAAACATGACCGGGAGCTATGTAAGGAAGCTCTTAAGTTCAACGAGGCTTATGAACTGTATTACCTCAACGATGACGCTCTATTTTCGGCACTTATCCTAACACCGAGGGATGCCTACGTATTGCGGGATGATATTGGGAATGTTGTACTGGTAATCCGGTTTTTTATGAAGAAATTCGACCTTGAAACGCAATATGCAGATGTTTATGAGGGAAATACCGTTACCCATTACACCATCGATGGTGAAAGCTTTGCGTTGCTGGGAGAGCCAGAGTCCACCAAGTTCAGCAGGGTGCCTGTTAGCGTGTGCCATATTGGGACCATATACGAATCGCTCTTCAACAACATCAAAGGCGCTCAGGACGGATATGAGACGATCACGTCTGACCTAGTGAATGAGATCTCCGACATGCGAAACGCTTTCCTCGTATTAACGAATTGCACGGTCGAGGATGAAGATCTAACAAAGATGAAGAAGCTTGGCGTGATGATGCTACCCAATGAGAAGGCTTCAGCTCAGTTCTTGATCAAGACATTATCGGATACTTTCATCCAAAATGCCATGAGCACGCTGAGAGAAAATATGTATGAGCTTTCAAACCACATTAATCACAATGAAAAGCTGTCCAGTAACACTTCAAGCCTAGCCATGAAGAACCGGCTGATCGGATTGCAGCAGAAATGCACGAACAATATTCAGGCCATACAGGATTGTATTAAACTCCGGCATCAATTCTTGTTTGAGTATTTGAAGGTCAAGAAAAACAAAGATTATTTCTATGGTGATGTAGAATCTAAACTCACACCGAACATTCCCTCGGATGATCTCATGATGGCGCAGATCATAAGTCAACTCAATGGCAAGGTATCCACCAAGACAGGAATTAAGCAGTTAAGCTTTGTGGCTAACGTGGATGCGGAGATGGCATTGCTGAAAGAGGAAAACAAAGCCAATTCCATAGGAAATGATTTACTGAATCCGGTGGTGCCTAATGCCTAAGAAGATTGACCCAGCCTACCGGAAGTTAGTCGAGCAGGTGAAAGTCGACGGTGAGAAGTACGCTGAAGACGCTATGAAACCAGTGTACTTGGAACAAAAGGCCGCGATGGGTGAATTACACGACTTGATCGGTAAAGCATATATCAACCACGCTAAGGACGGGGTTATAACATTAACAACAGCTCAACAACGACAACTTATGACCGGAATGAAGTCAAAATTGAAGGCTATGGGGCTAAAGCTAGGTCAAAGTGAGATCGATCAAGTCACACTATTGCTATCTTCGGTCTTCAGCTCGACATACTACAAAAATGCTTTTGTTATGGAGTCGGGCTTGAAGGCCAATATTAAATTCAACCTCCTCAAAAAGGAATTCATTCAAGCAGCCGTCAATGCGAAGTATAAAGGTGAGTTTTTCAGCGATAGGATCTGGTCAAACAAAGCCGGAATGATCGACCACTTGCAAGACTCGCTCACCAAGGCGATGCAAGGGAAAATGACGATCGACAAAATAGGCAGAGAGATCCGGGACCGTTTCAATGTGACAGCGTATGAGAGTCGAAGATTAGTCGCAACAGAGACATCAAGAGTTCAGACGCGGGCGTCAATAGATATTGGTAAAAGCTCGGGTGTTGAACAGCATATGTGGAGTGCCACACTGGATGGTAAAACCTCTCCAGAATGCGCTGAGCAAGATGGTAAGCTATACGATATTAACGATGGCGGTAGCCCACAGATGCCATTGCACCCTCTCGATCGTTGTTGCTGGATAAATGTACCCTACGAGGGATGGAGCCCATCGGCACGCAAAGACAATCAAAGCGGTGAGATTATCGCATATATAAATTATGAAGACTGGGCCAAAGCGAAAGGGGTTAATTAATTTTGAACATACCAGAAAAGGTTAAGATTGGCGGACATACTCTGGAAGTTATATTCACTAATGACTGTGATGAAATTGAGTATAACGCCATTGGAAAAACTATCTTGGGTAAAAACTTAATTAGGATAAACAAGAACTACCCCAAGAGTAGGCAAGAGGAATGTCTGTTACACGAGATAATCCACAATTGTCTGTATGACTTAAAAGAGGAGCAGGACGAGGCCATGGTTGAAAGGCTTGGCACGATGCTTTACCAAGTCATTATGGATAACCATAATATGTTCGATATCTAGCACTCGAAAGAGTGTTTTTTATATGCTCAAATCTATCGCGTTCTTGGTGACGAATCGTCAAGAGGGCAGAAAGCAGGGAAATTAATGCCAGTTGAAAATATCGGAGAGATCAAAACATACCTGGAAGCCAACAAGGCGAATGATGAGGTCAAAAACTACCTGAATAGTTTGATGGTGCAACCCACTCTCGAGGTATTCAAAGGCAAGTTAAATGACGCTGATTTCAAAAGTTTCATGGACAGCGAAAGGGATAAGCACGCGGAGAAGAGCTTAAGCACTTGGAAGACCAATAATCTCGATACCTTAGTTCTGGCCAAAGTGAAAGAGCTCCATCCTGACGCGGATCCACGCGACACGGCCATGAATACCTTGAAAGCAGAGCTAGCACAAATGAAGTCTGAGGGTATCCGCAAGGAGCTCACGAATAAGGCACTGAAGATCGCGCAGGAGAAGAAACTCCCATTGGAACTGGTAGACTTCTTGATCGGGGCGGACGAAACGATTACCACAGCTAATCTAACGTCCTTAGAAAAAGTATTCTCCACACATATCGAGGCCGTCGTTGCCGAACGATTAAAAGGCACATATATCCCGCCGAATGGTGGAGGGGGAGCAGGCACAAAGAATCCATGGGCTAAAGACAGTTTCAACCTGACGGCTCAAGGTAAGATCTTCACGGAAAACCCAGCACTCGCGGCGCAATTAATGGCGTCAGCAAAATAATAGAAACGGAAAGAGGTAATAAATATGCCAGCAGTTAAAATTAGTGACATCATCATCCCAGCGGTATTTAACCCATACGTAATTCAGGAAACCAACCGTCTCGATGCATTTATGCAATCCGGGATCATAAACAACGATCCCGCTTTTGACGTCCTTGCAAGAACCGGGGGTAACCTGGTCAATATGCCTTTCTTCAATGACCTCACCGGAGACTCGGAAGGGCTGTCTGACACCGTTGCCCTCGGGGTTAATGCGATCACCACGGGCCAGGATAAAGCACGATTACACATGCGTGGTAAAGCCTGGGGAGTAAATGACCTAGCTGAAGCACTCTCCGGGGCTGACCCAATGGCTGTAATTGGCTCTAAGGTTGCGAAATTTTGGGCTGGTGAAAGAAGCAAGATCCTGTTCAAGTCTCTCGCGGGTATTGAAACGGCAATCCCTGAAAATGTCTACGATATCTCTGCCGCGATTGGCGGGTTGGCTGTAATCTCCGGTAAGGAAACGCTCAACGCAAAACAAAAGCTTGGAGATGCTTCCGGGAAACTCGGGGCGATCGGGATGCACTCCGCGACATACACTAAATTACAGCAAGACGACCTGATCATATACTTCCCGACTGCCGATGCTAACGTCCGAATTGCTACCTACTTGGGGTATCGGGTTATCGTCGATGATGCCTGTCCTGTTGCCGGTGGAATCTATACCACGTACATGTTCGGACAAGGCGTGTTTGGCTTGGGTAATGGCGCGGCTCCGGTTCCTACAGAGACGGACAGAGATAAGCTGTTGGGTGAAGATATCCTCATCAACCGACAGCACTTCATTATCCATCCTCGGGGTGTCAAGTGGAATGAAGTTGCGGTCGTTGGTGCTACGCCAACCTATGCCGAAGTCGCAACAGCCACCAACTGGACCAAAGTGTACGAGACTAAAAATGTACGCTTGATCATCTTCAAACACAAACTAGCCTAATTATCAGGGGGAGCAATCCCCCTATTCTTATTGATCGGAGGTACAGACGATGAGTGCAACAGCATTTCAAAGAAAACGCAGAGCGCTGGCTAAGGCCAAAGAGTTAGAAGCCGAAAAAGCGGCATCCGATAAAACGGCTAAAGAGATAGCTAAGGCCAAAGAGTTAGAAGCCGAAAAAGTGGCATCCGAGAGCAAAGGTGACGAGTAATGCCAATTGATGAAATTAAAGCTGTACTGGGCATTGAATTGCTAGATTCTTCTAAGGATGTACTGTTAAACGTCTACGTCAAAGAGGGCACCGTGTTAATCAAGAACTATCTCAAAGTTGCCAGCACTATGGACGTTCAGACTTTGTACCCTGAAGCGGTTAGCAAGTATGTTGTCACTGCTATGGCCAAGAGGGGAAATGAGGGCCTTAAGAGCTTCGCGCAAGGATCCAGAAGCGGAACTTATGCCGACGATCTTCCGGAGGCTGTAAAGGCCTTATTACCTTCTCCATATATCCGGATGAGGTGAAGCTATGTTGAAAAAATATAAAGTTGGCGTGTGGAATAGAGGACCCAGTACAAAAGTAGGCGGTATTACTATCCCCGGCGTTCTCACACTCACGAAAACAATCGATTGTGACATGCAACCCTATTCTGCTGAGCTATTGTTGAAGAACTATGGATACAATATCGAAGTAACAAAACGATTCTTCATCGACGACATATCCGGCATAAAGATCGGAACTATTTTGATGTACGGCGCAGAAAAACACGAAGTGAAAAAGATCATAGCCTGGGATTATTTCGAGGTTATGACCTTTGAAACGGTGGCGACGTAATGAGATTTACATCTTACAAGGATAAAGTTAAGGCCGTTTTAAAAGATTGCAAGCATGAGGCCTGTGTAAAAGTTGGGACGTTAGCAGTCGCGGAGGTTCAAAGCGTTACACCAGTAGGCGTTGGAACCGCAGAGCCCGGAAATCTGAGAAGAAGTATTGCTTCTGAGCCAATGCAAAACGACGAAGGAGTAATTATTGGTGTAACAGCTGCAGCTCCCTACGGACTTGTAGTCGAGAAAGGGAGTAGCCGGCAGAAAGCTAACCCATACTTGGAGCCCGGGACGAATGCGGCAATCCCTAAAATCAAGAATGTGATCAATGAAATTTATCGTAACCGGTTAGGCGGTGGGTAATGCTTAAATTAATTACTCTTATTTCTTCTATCATCGAACCGATTGTTCCATGCTATGCAGACCACTACCCCGAAGAAGAAGAAAAAGTATATCCGTATGCAGACTTCAAGTTCGACGTCACACCCAATAACACGTTCTCTGACAATAATATTCTTGCCATAAACGTATGGCACAATCTTGGCACGGACATCAGAGCAATCGAGGGCATAGCGGATTCAATTAATGCCGCATTAAATAGGCTGAAGCACAATGACACCAATTTCTTTGTCTCGATATACAAAAACACTCCGTGCCGGTTATCCCTTCCGGATCCAGAGATCGGAATTCAGCGCAGGGAGCTCAGGTATGTAGTCAAAACACATAGAAAATAAAAGGAGTGATCTTTAATGCTTAGTGAAAGCACATTAGGGTTCTCAGCAACTACACCAGATAATCTATTGATTGACGCAGGGGCCTTATATAAGAACTACGGATTAGCTGGAGAAGCGTTAATCTCTGCAACAGCCGGAGGAAATGAGTTCGTTGTTAATGTCTCGACAAGAGACGTAAAAGTAGACGGAGTTAAAAACCTGAGCAAAGGACTTCGCTTCGTTACGAATGTGGAAATTACTCTTAAAGCAAACTTGCTTGAAGTGACCACAGATATTCTAACAATGGCATTAATGGGTGAGGCCGATACTGCTGGTAATGTAGACTATGACATTATCACAGGGAAAACCACCATAGCCGATTCCGATTACTTGGAGAATATCGCGCTTGTCGGTAGAATTTCCGGATCAGCAAAGCCCGTTATTATCATTCTGAAAAATGTCTTGAACACAGATGGATTGAAGTTTAAGACTGAGGATGATAAAGACAACGTATTGCCAATCACGTTTACGGCCTTTGGAGATCCAACGACTCCAACAATCCTGCCTTATGAAATAAGGTACCCTAAAGTAGTTGATGGTGTATTGCTTAAAGTCTTAGGCAGTCCGATCATTGACAATGCAAAAGTATTGATCGGGTTCAGCGACACGATGGCAGCGGTCATCCCTCTTGATGGCTTTGCAGTAACAGTGGCAGGCGTGGCAGACGTAGTCACAGCATCGGCACGCGGTGTGAACCAATTCAATACCATCCTGTTGACCCTAACTACTCCACCAACGGCAGGACAGGTGGTAACTGTGGCTTATGCCAAGCCTGTGGCTGATGCGAGTGACGTTAAGTCGCTTAGCGGTGTAGCACTCGGATCGTTCGGAGCTATGGCTGTAGTCAACAACTAAGAAATAACACTTAAAGCACCTCCACTATGAGGTGCTTTTCTAATTGAATTGGAGGTAAATTATGAGTGTTTCATCCGAAAAGGCCTTTGATCTTCTCCCCTCGTTCACGGAGATTTACGACAAATTAGATATCAATACTTTTAGAGAGAACCTAGCAAAAGAAACAGAAGGCAAAACAAACATCAGCAAAAAGCTGGTTGGGATTGACCTTTTTAAGTACATTTTAAAAAACTCCCCAAAGGTCAAAGAGGAAGTATTCGAGATAGTATCAGTTTTCGAGGAAAAAACGATTGAGGAAGTAAAGGAACAGAGCTTTATGCTTACAATCAATACCTTGAGGAAGATATTTACGGATACTGAAACAACCGATTTTTTAGGACTTGCTATGCAATTGGATACTCCAAAAGCCTAAATCTCTTGCATAGCCATTATGGACTAGACCCCACATCAAAGTTACCCCTGAAGAACATAACAAAACTACTCGCTGATGCCATCAAACAAGAGTTTGAAGATAGGCAATGGCAACAATACCTGTGCGATCGGGCGTTGATGACGCATGAAAACTTCATAACGTATGAAAATTACAAAGCTAAATTCTTAGTAGTTAAGATAAATTTGGATAAGAAACAGATATTAAAAGATGCTGAGCTAATCAAAGCGGCTGACGAGGGGAGGTAATTACTATTCAGATTTTTGAGCTCTTTGGATCGGTCCTGTTGAAAGATGAAGGGGTAGAAGGGAAACTCGATCACCTAGACGGAAAGGCCAAGAAAACAGGCGCAACTTTCGGCGGCATGATCGGGTCAGTTGCCAAATGGGGAGCTGCTCTCGCTGTAGCGGTTGGTGGCATAGCCATAGCAAGCATAAAAGATGCCTCTGAGGCAGAAAGTTCGCTTGCTCAACTAGATGCTGTCCTAAAGTCAACCGGTGGAACAGCCGGAGTAACTAGGGATCAACTAACAGACCTTGCCGACGGATTAGAGAAGACGACCAAGTTCAGCGCAGAGTCCACACAGGCGGCGCAGGCATTGCTCCTGACGTTTACTAATATCGGCAGTAAGATATTCCCCGAAGTCACCAAAACAGCCTTAGATATGGCAACAGCGCTTGGTGGGGATGCGGCGGGGCAGTCCATCGCACTAGGTAAAGCTTTGAATGATCCGATAAAGGGAGTAACCGCACTTTCCAGAGTTGGCGTTAGCTTTACCGATGGCCAGAAGAAGCAAATTGAAACTATGCAAAAATCCGGTAACATCATGGGAGCGCAAAAGATTATTCTAGCTGAGCTGGCGAAAGAGTTCGGCGGATCAGCAGAAGCGGCCGGAAAGACCTTCGCAGGTCAACTCGTTATTCTTCAAAATGCAATGGGAAATGTTACGGAGACATTAGGCGCGGCCTTACTGCCTAAACTGACCCAATTCATGACGTGGGTTACGCCTCACCTTCCAGCTATCGCAGATTTCTTCACAAAGACCTTTGACGTTATCGGAGAGGCATTTAGGTATGTGGGCGGTTTTGTTACCGAGATGCTAATACCGGCATTCGATAAGTTCTGGAACTGGATAAAGCCGAACATCCCGAGCATAAAAGAAATGTTTAAGGTTGAATTCGCTATTATAAAAGCTGAGATAAAGTTTGTTAGCGACTTTGTCACGGACCATGTAATACCGACTTTTCAACTCCTTAAGCAGAAATTTGATGAATACTTTCCTGCTATTAAAGCCGCTGTAATGAAGGCGTATGATTATCTGAAGCCATCCTTTGATAAACTTGTTGCTACGATAAAATCAGATTTAATGCCTATCATCATGGGTCTCTGGGGTACAGTTCAAAAGGCAATGCCAGGAATCAAGGCGATCTTTGAGATAGTTTTCCCTATATTAGTATTGGTCGTAAAAAATGTGATTGATGGGATAACTGGGCTAATCAAGGTAGTAAAAGGAATATATGACTTCATAAAACCGGGTTTAGATTTAGTTGCTAATATTTTTAGTTCAGTCTTCGGCGGCATAAAGAAGGTCATTGATGGGGTTCAGTGGGTACTCGATAAATTTAATCGCACTAAGATGAATGACAAATCCTCCACGGTGACAACTACCCAGATTACAAATTACAAATCAGGACAAATGCTTTCGTCACACGCTACTCCGTATGCCAATGGAACAGACAACCATCCTGGAGGATATGCAAGAGTCAACGAATTAGGCGGAGAGATCATTGATTTACCTAGCGGAAGTCGCGTCATCCCGCACGATGTCAGCATGGAAATGGCGAAGAATGGTAAAGCGGGTGGCTCAGGTGGTGGATTAACCCTCAGTATCGCGACATTCATCAACAACCGCAAGCAAGACGTTGAAGAACTGATGCAGGAAATGGAAATTTATAGGCGAATGCACGAACCGGGAGGTGCTTAATGTATAGCTTCATCTGGAAAAATAAAGATTCATATCTTGACTTTGGGATTGTAATTAAAGAAAGGCCTCCTGTGGTTAGGGCTGAGAGAAACGTACTAGAGATCGAAATACCTGGTAGAGATGGTGATTTGACTGTAGACGATGGCACGTACAAGGCGATCACCTTCCCTTTTGTATGCACTCTTCTCGATACAACAAATCAGGATGAGGTTATATTGTGGCTGGACGGTTTTAGTGATCTGATCCTCTCCTGGCAATCAGATAGATCATACAGGGCAAAGTTAATTAACAGAATCGACATAACGCAGAGTTTATCAATCCTTGGAGACTTTCCCCTGATATTCAAGGGACAACCCCACCCATCTATGATAGAAAACCCGGTCATTACACTCACCGCTCCCGGTAGTCTCTACAACGGGGGGACCTACAAGAGCAAGCCAGTGATTAAGGTTTATGGCACCGGAACGATTGATCTTAGTGTCAATGGAAACGTGATCCACCTCACCAACGTGGTGGGCTACGTCACAATCGACTCAGATTTAATGGATTGCTTCAAAGACACAGCCCTGCAAAACAACCAAATGAATGGAGAATTTCCCGAGTTGAAAGTAGGAGAGAATACTATTAGCTGGACCGGCACAGTCACCTCAGTCTTAATAACTCCTAATTGGAGGTACTTATGATCTCCTTATACGACAGCAAGGAAACGGCATTCACAAACAATGGACTGGTGGTACTATCCGATACTATTTCCTGCCTCATCACGGAGGAATTAAACGGTATCTTTGAGTGCGAGCTTGAGTACCCGCTGGACGAACGTGGAAAATGGAAATACCTTTTAGAGGGAAACATCGTCAAAGCGGATGGCCAGTTATTTAGGATCTATCACAAGGTAAAAACTCTAAACTCTATAAAAATCAACGCCAGGCACATCTTTTATGATCTCCTTGATAATCTTCTTGAAGATGTAAGGCCAACCAATTTAAGTGGTCAAGGCGCATTAGACTGGATATTGACTCATACTCAATATGCGCATCCATTCACCAGTATGGGTGATGTTGGCGGATTGAATACTAAATATTTTGTTCGTAAGAACCCAGTGGAAGCGATCATGGGGACCGATGGGATTATAAGTATGTATGGCGGGGAACTGGTCAGAGATAACTTCCTCATATCTTATCTAGGAGCTAGAGGCCTTGATAGAGGGGTCCTAGTTGCATACGGTAAGAACATTCAAGGGATTGAAGAAACACTCGACACAAGTGGCCTCTGTACTCGCTTAATGCCAATAGGTAAGGACGGTTTATTACTTCCTGAAAAGTATATTGACAGTCCTTACATTGGAAACTATCCAAACCCTAAAATCAAGGTCGTAGAGTTCTCAGAGTGCGAAGATGAAGCAACACTGAGAACAACCGGCGCAGCGTACATGGTCAATGCTAAAATAGACATCCCTCAATTCAATTACAAAATCGACTTCATGGAGCTATCCAAGACTGAAGAATACAAGGATTACGCAGTTTTGGAACGTGTTTATGAGGGTGACACCGTAACCATCAGACATAGTCGGTTAGGACTTGATCTCAAAGCTAAAGTAATTAAGTTAATCACAATGGTTAGAAAAGATGGCACTAAGCGAATTGAAAAGGTTGAACTAGGCTCTTTCAAACCAAACCTGGCCACCGGAATAAGTAACGCGATCCAAGCAGTCAAGCAGGAAATAGTCAACGTCAGATCCGCCTATCAACTCGCCATCGATAACGCCACAGCCCTTATAACGGGCTCAAACGGCGGGAACGTAGTAATACGTCAAGATGAAGCAGGTAAGCCCTACGAGATACTAATTATGGACACAGCGGACGTAATGACTGCCGTTAATGTCTGGCGTTGGAACCTTGGAGGGTTTGGTCATAGCGCGACAGGCGTTAATGGGCCATTCGATACAGCGATCACACAAGACGGTCATATTGTGGGTAAGTTTATTACAGCCTTACTCATAACCGGAGATCAGATCAACGGTGGAACAATTAACGGGGTTTCAATTACTGGATCTACTTTTAAGACCACTGCCTTTAACTATCTATCTATCATTGGTTCATCAATGAAGGGGTATAACGGAACAGATTTGGCATTAGATATTGGTGTACAAATAAATGGCTTATACAACTTACCCTATATTAAATTCATAGCTGGAATGTATGAAGGTGCACCTGCTAAGACAATTGGATTATCCGCGGCAGGTCAACTGATGGCAGACATTGATTCTATTGAAAATAACCTTACTGTTTATGGTACTTTAACAGCTACAGGTATAATTTATGCCAATAATGGAATAACGGGCGATCTGATAGGAAGTTGTAGTGGTAGTGCTTCGACATTATCATATCTCGGTTCTTCAAGAGCTGTCCCAACAGATACTGGATTTACTTCTGGAATAACCCATATAGGTATTGCTGATGGCCCTCCCCCCTATATGGCTGTTAATACTGGTAGTAGTAGTTGGGGGGTCACTATTTTTACGTCTGACCATTCTTTAAAGACAAATATTGTCGACACAACAGAAAGTTCTCTAGCTAAAATATTATTAATAAAGCATCGTCAATTCGATTGGAAGGATGGAAATAGGCATGAAAAAGTTGGGGTAATATCTCAGGAATTAATGGAGATAGACTCTGATTTTGCATTTGAAGTAAAACAGGGATTGGACGAAGCAGGAAATCAAAAACCATCACTTTATCAACCGAACATTCCTGTATTGATTCCAACCATAACCCACGCGATACAAGAAATGCAAATTGAGATTGAAGATTTAAAAGCAAGATTAGCACTAGTAGAGCTAAATTAAGAATAAAGCGAATGGATCAAGTGTCACATTAGTTGAATAAAATAGGGGGTGTAACCTTGGAAAATAGATACAAAGTAACCTTAGATTTTAAACAACGTTCTCTCTTGAATATCAATTTTGTGCAAAACAATATCGACACGTCAGTCTTAGAAATTACCATAGTCGATGGTGGTCAACCAGTATCCATTGCAGGACAGGACATAGAGATAGCCTTTGCTAAGCCAGACGGAACGCTCGTGATCCAAGACTTAACAACGGGTGTTGCTATCTTAGCTGGGGGAACAACTGGCAAACTTGAATGCGTCCTTAAATCCAATACTCTGGCGGCAGTGGGAACCGTAAAAGCAGAAATTAGTTTCTCTCTATTGGGAAAGAAACTAAGCACCGCACAATTTGTTTTTAATGTCACCGCTATATTAGCGAGTGATAAGGCGGTACTTAGCACAAATGAGATCCCCATATTAGACGCTAAAATTCTCGAAGCAACTAACAAGATTACGGAAACTGAGGCAACTAGACAGTTAGCCATCACAGCAACTACTGCTGCAAATACAGCCACAACCAATGCCAATACTGCAACTGCTAGTGCTGGAACAGCAACAAATAATGCCGTCGCAGCAACCTCTAATGCTACTACAGCCACAGCGGCTGCTAATACCGCTAAAACAAATGCAGACACAGCCACAGCAAACGCTGTTACTGCCACAACTAGCGCAACTACAGCAACCGCAAATGCTAATGCCGCGACCACTAACGCGAATACTGCAACTACCAATGCGAATACAGCTACCACTAATGCTAATACAGCAGAGGCTAACAGAGTAACTGCTGAAACGGGTAGAGTAGGTGCAGAAAATACTCGACAATCAAATAATACAGCATTCAAGCTCTTAGAGGTCTATAACAATACCCATGCATATGTCCCATTAAACAAAGTCACCTATCTAGGTAACACTTACCAAAATATCCTAGCAAGCACAGGCAACATCCCAACAAATGCTACTTATTGGATACTTATTGCACAAAAAGGAGACACAGGTACTCAGGGCATCCAAGGTATACAAGGGGTAACAGGCAACACAGGTGCAACAGGCTCACAGGGTATTCAAGGACCAATAGGTGCAACGGGCGCACAGGGTATCCAAGGGATACAGGGCATTAAAGGAGACACAGGTGCAACAGGCGCAACTGGTGCAGATGGATTAGGCACAGGGGATATGCTCGAGTCTGTTTATGATGTTGCTGGTAATGGCGTAGTGGATAACGCTGAGAAACTGGGAGGAAACTTGCCTGCGTTCTATGCTCCACAAACCTCTTTAGACACTACGAACGCAGACCTTACTGCGCATAAGGCGGATATAGCGTATCAACTAGCAACAGGAACAGCGACCGCAATAACGGTATCTACTCCAGCGTTGATAGACGGTTATGCTAAAACCTTTGTTGTTAGTGCAAATAATGCAGGGGCAGCGACGACCATAAATGGAAAGTCTTTATACAAACCAAGCACCGTTATTGCGCCTAATCTAACAGCAGGGAAAGCCGTGACGGTCTGGTACAACTTAGCGAGTAATTGTTTTTTTATCAAAGCTAGTGCAGAGGGAACTTCCGTTGTTGGTGACGTACTAGCGGGAAAAACATTCAGCAACGACAATGACACAGGTTTAACTGGGACATTAGCTTTAACAGGAACTGCCGTACCTGCTGATATAGCTAGCGGAAAGACTGCTTATTCAACAGACGCCAAAACGCAAGTGATTGGTACAAATACAAAAGTTTATGGACCGGGTGACACTATGCTGTATTCGTCCTTAGCGGGGTCACCGCCTCTGGTTAGAACTTATAAAGGTATGTCAGGTACTGAGTCAGTAATTGCAGCAGATGCAGATGGCACCTATGTGTATTCTGGTCATACTGAGATTTTAATAAAAACAAATTTACAGACAGGTGTCATAGCGGATAACATAAGCGTACCCTACTCAAGTGGTTTTCAAATATCAGGTATTTGTTGTTTACCTAATGGCGATATTGCTATTGTTAAAAACTTATTAATACTTATATACTCGTCTGCTTTAGTCTTTAAGTATCAAAGAGCGGTAGGATCTTACAACTTAATATGGATGTTCACTGACCCATCTAGTAATATTTATGTAGTTAATGATGCAGGGTGGATTCAAAAGTTTGATCCAACAGTACAACCTCCAATTTATAGTCGTTCATGGTTAGCGGGTGGAGAAAGCAATATCTATGGTGCTAATCTTAGCGAGGATGGAGCCTATCTTTACGTTTCTAGTCAGAAACCCGGCATTTCAAAGATTAATTTGGCAGAGGGTACACTCGTTAGTACTACTACGTTAGGGACCTATGGATTTGGAACCAGTATACATGTATTTCCAGATTGCATCTATATATTCCATTCTACAGGTCGTGTGTATAAGTACGCAAACCCACCAACGATTACACCTATATGGTCTAACATTACTTTTACTACTGGCGCAGGTGTGGGAATAGTCACACCGGATGAAATGATTTATGCGATTGACGCTACTAAGATTAGAAGGATAGATAAAACTACGGGGCTTACTGTAAACGAGTCAAATGGGTTATTGTCTTTTGACAACTGCCCCAATAAAACCTCTCTTGGTTACTCTAACGGCGTAATATACGGTGGCACTGGTGTTAATGTCAATAATACTCAGGCTCCTATTCTCTTAGTCAGAGACAGGCGCGTAATTATATAAGGGAGGAATATTAATGGAAAAATTGCTGTTTATCAAAATCGAAACGCCTGAAAGATATCAAGTGGTAGGTATTCATTTCATACCGCAAGAATTGTCAGAGGAACAAAAGGAAGATGGCGTATTAATAACTATCGACATCCCAGAACCAGAAATTAGACCATTCAAAGCAGATAAATTGTATTTCAATCCAGTTACTAATATTTTGTGGTATGAGTATGTAGACAGACCTTTAACAAGAGAAGAAGAGTTTATTCAGCTTAACGCTGACAATGTTATTCTTAAATCTAGTCTAGAAGCCACAAACTCTATGGTAGATTTTCTTGCTATGAGTTTAATGTAGAAAGGAGGTGAAGGGAGGTGAATGATATGGCAGTATATTTTGCAATGCGCATTGAGATCGACAAGTTGGACTATTTAACGGTATTTTCAAAAACAGCCTATAAACCCTATCAAGAGGATACAGATCTTATATTGATTGCTGATGGGTTCCAAGACAAGATTGTCCCAATTCCAGCGTAGTATTATAACCGAGGGCAAAGCAGGGAGCAGAGATGCTTCTATTTCTTTGCCCTCCTACTGAACATTTGACGCATTATGCGACATAGTTAGTGGTTACAATTTGAATTGTATTAAATGAGGATTCACTCCGATGCCACGAAAAAAAAAAAGAACGCCCCGAAGGACGTTATTGAACAAAGTATTGATTGTATGATTGTTTTTTCTGCTCCGATGTAATGCTCACGTAGGTCATTGTCGTTTTAGGATCGGAGTGGCCAAGTAACTCCTGCACGGCTATTAAACTTGCACCATTTTGTAAAAGCAATGTTGCGAAGGTGTGACGAAATATATGCGGATGCACATTTTTCTCTACTTCAGACCGATCTGATATAACTTGTATTACATGTTCAATCCCGCGCCCAGAGAGCCGGCCATGGGGCTTACGTATGGATACAAATAAGGCTGGATTATCATCTAGTCTACGCATTAAGTATTTCTTCAAGTGGTATATTGCTTTCTGTGAAAAATACACAATGCGCTGTTTATCTCCTTTCCCGATTACCGATACCGACATGGACTGATAGTCGATATCTCCGCGACTCATCTTCTGAATCTCAGAGAGCCTTCCGCCAGTTGCATACAGCACTTCCATTAGCGCACGTTCTCTCGGAGTAATGCATGCCTCTCTGACCATCTCAAGTTCTCCAATATTCAAGTATTCTTGAATCCGTTGCTCCTTCTTCGGCGGCTTTATTTGCTTTGTCACGTCATTAGGGATTATCTTCTCAGCTGTTAACCATCCAAACATTGATTTGAGTACCGACAATCTTTTTGAGAGCGAAGATGTCTTGAGGTGTTCAAACTCGCTCAGGTAAATCCGGATATCTCCTGTAGTTATCTCGTCCGTTGCCCTTGGGACGTATTGAGAGAAGAGGCGGAGTTCATGACCGTAACCTTTAAGAGTTGACTTCGCGAGACCCTCCAGACGTTTTCCAGATAGAAACAGCTTTATCTTCTGCGCTAGATCCGGATTGCCAGACATGACCAAGGCGGGTTTAATATCGTACTGAGCTAGTATTTCGGTAATTGCTTGCTGGATATACTGCTTGTCCGCATTGGGGCAATCGATAGCGTCTGTAATCTGCTCGAGCATAATCTCGGCGGTGGAACTAAGTATTTGTGCAGCCATATAATTAATCACTCCCTCTTGTCTAACCCGGAGCGATCGCTTACAATGTTAGTAAGGCACTCCGGTGTCTGATATAAGCACTCGTTTTAGCTGTGGAGGCGGAGACGAGTGCTTTCTCATTGTTCTTTAGTATCAATAGTCCTCTTTGGCCGTCCGCCAAGTTTGCCATTCGCCGCGCTAGACTTGCTCTTGGCCTCTGATGTGCTGGCCCCGCCAATCTTCCCCATTTCAGATGCGGTTAGGGGTTTACGGTGCAACTTATCCTCAAAATGTTTCTCCCTGATCGCTCTCATCTTTCTAACAACATCCATGTTGGATTTGACATTTTCCTCACAACTCAATAATAGTTCGTAAAGTTCTGCCCACATTGATTCATAGTCCATGTTATTTCCTCCTTCGCCGGATTGGCCCCGGCTGGCCTTGAGGGTATTCCTCATGAAAACCTTTATTGCTTCCAGTTCTTCGGTATAACTCATCTTCGTACCATTCCCGAGGGTAACCGCCCTTTGGCACCATGCCGTCTTTATCCATCCAGATCGCGTTACGAAGTTCATCATCAGTCCAATTTTCAAACATATTTTTCATTCCTTTCTCTGGCGCCGGTACTGGCCCCGGCTGGTGGTTTTGAGCTATATACTTGTTTGGACTATGGCGATTTCGCTGTAGTATTCGCCATCTATCCACTTGCCAGGCCCCACGCTTAGATCATCAGGTAGATATGTGTAGGTGCCGTTAAGATCAACACAGTTCATTCCATCCCTTTTATAAACCTTAGCAACTTCACGAATATGCACAACGGTAAACACTTCCGACTGTGACTGCGTGATACTGACGCTTCCTTTGGTTGAGTCAATTTCTAATGCCTCGACCATCTGCGCTATCACAGCTTTGCGGCGTTCCACATACTCGGCTTTATGCGCTTCCCATTCTTCGTTAGTGTCATAGCAATCGCGATGGTTCATAGTTGCTGACATTATCCACGCATCCAACGCAACGTGGTTCATGCGGACGGTGGTTACCTCCACCAGAAAGGAGCTTCCACCTCCAGCATTGTCTACAAACGAACCTTTCGAGATTACCTGTATAGCGAATTTATTACCTTCAAATGTTTCTTCTGTCATCTTTGTTTCCCCCTCAAATTTGTTTATGCCTTATTATACCATAGTTACGTAACCTATGCAACACAATTGTACTATGGTATAATAACCATGAGGTGTTAATTATGAGCATAGGTAAAGATAAGGTTAGGTCTAATCTGATTATCGAAAAGGATATGAAGAAAGACCTGGAAGAGTTAGCAAGAAAGCAAAATAGGAGTTTCAATAATCTGGTCATAACTATTTTAAAGGAATATCTAGAAAAGAACGCTGAGGTTTAACCCCGGCGTTCTTTGTGCTGTACCCATCATTTATTTTCAAACCGCCATATTGGTGGTTATTTTTATGCCCGAAAGGAGAGGTTGCATGAATGCTTCGGAGCGTGATCCACCACTTTAGTTTGTTTGATAATCCTTATTGGTATCAACGAATAGAGGTGAAGGGGCGGTGAGTTTGCAATTGGAACAAGATGTGTTAATGGATATACGTGAACGCTTAGTGAGAGTGGAGACTAAGTTAGACAGCCAGAATGATCTCAAGCTGAAAGTGGAAACTAATGAAATAATGAGCGTTGAAACGGAGGCACGTTCAAAATCCAATACTCATCGGATTAACAAACTCGAAGCCGATAATACTTGGCTTTGGCGCACTATCGTTGGGACCATTATTGCTGCGGGTATTGCGGCGTTGGCAATTTTTAAATAAGGAGGAGGAATTATTATTATGTATCAAATCTCAGAACAGCTCATTAAATACAACCGTTCAAAAAAACCCCTCTCCCCTTTCGGCTTTGTCATCCACTCAACGGCTACACCAAACGCAACAGCGCAGAATGAACACGATTACTTCAACGGTGGGGATCGTCAGGCATCCTCTCACTACTTTGTAGATAATAAGAGTATTATTCGTTGTATTCCAGAATCTGAGCAAGCCTGGCACGCAGGACAAACCGCAAACAGTAAATTCCTTTCTGCTGAAATGTGCGAAATTGAACCCTTCGCCGAAGTTTGGAATAGGACCGTTTGGCTAGTCGCTGACGCTTGCGTTCGTTATGGATGGTCAACCGGCCCTAACGTGTATTCTCACCGTGGCATATCGGCAAAGTGGAAAGAAACAAATCACACGGACCCTATACAATTCCTTGCTAATCACGGTAAAACGTGGGATCAGCTTCTATCGGCTATCGACAGTATGATTGTTACCCTTAAAATTCCTGTGGTCGTTAAGGTTGCTCCTGTGGCACTACAAACAGCCGTAAAGGGGGTGTCAACCGTGGCTAAAATCATTGCACCAGACGATATTTACTTAACTGTTCGCGTTCGTGAAAGTCTTTCAGCGCAGGCGATAGTCGATATTAACAAACTTGGTTTCGCTTGCAAAAAGTTAGAATTGGCTTAAACCATTAAACCCTTGGTGCAGGCTAATGGCCAAAGGAAAAATCTATTGAATAGCAGGCAATGACCTGCTATTAATTTTGCCTAAAAATGAAGGAGGAAAACGCAATGAATATTCAAACCATAATGCTCCTGTTCGCCATCCTAGCGTTGTTATGTTTCTTTGGTACGATGTACGGAATCCAAGCGCTAGTTAAGCAGGGCAGAGATCCGGGCAAGCAGCTGCAGCTAGCAGATACCATCGTGGATACTGCTATAGCTGCCAACACAACTATTAAGACGTTTATCCCGGTACCCATAGAGAATTTTATTGAGACGGTCCTTAAAGTAACGCAGGCAGGTGTACATTCGGCACAACAATTATATGATAGCGGTCAAATACTCCCTGGCATGAGAAAAGAGCGGGCTACCCAATACGCTGTTAATATGCTTAAGTTAACCGGTCATGAGGTTACACCAGAATTAGAACAGGTTATTCGCGGTACTGCAGAGGCGGGGGTCTGGGTTATGAAGCAGAATGATCCTGTTATTACGATTGCCCCTGTACCCGATCCGCTGCCACCAGTAGAGCAACCGGTGATCAATCTCGTTCAACCTTCCGTATAAATAAGTGCATAACGAAAGCCCTCTTGCCAGAAATGGTGGGAGGGCTTTTTTGTGTTTGATATTCTATTTAGTCAACAGCTCAGGCCTTATCCTGTGTGAGCTGGATAAGGGTATTAAATTTGTGGTTGGGCTTATATTCTCGAAAGTTACTTTCTGGATAGTTTCTTTATCTAAGGTAATGGCAAATATAACGTCATCTGTTACGGTTCCGTATTTATCCTTCATAGGGAAAGTACCAAGACAAGTTACGTCAGTATAATCTCCCATGTGTCCTTTATAAAGGGCAAACAATTTACCAGAGTCTATAAGTCCTCCATCTCCAACCATTTTCATACTAAGATTTTCAGCCAGTTTGAAAGTGATAAGTATACCTTTATCATCTTTTTCAGCCTTGATAAATCTATCCTTAAATACTTCCTTTGCCTTGACTTGAGAATAATACAATATATCAGAGTTCATTTTATCCACAGCTACCTTCGCTTCTTCTGCTTGTTTTACCTTTAAATCGGTATCTGCCTTTTCCTTGGCTATTTGTTCAGGTGTTTTTTCAACGATCGTGGCAGGGGTTGTCGCTGGTGCTGTATCCGAATTTCCACCAACCACATCACTGACTATACCTAATATAGCCAGATACCCTATGATGGCAACGGCCATTTTCCACTTTGTTCCCGATCTAAAGCCTGGGATCTTCTTTAAAAAACTCATAAAACAAAACCTTCCTTCTTTGCTATTTTCTAGAGTATTCAGTTCTGTGTCCGGTGGGTCTTTTCCTGCTATGTGATAATATTAATTATACCTGTACCTACCCTCTTGGGTAACCTTTAGGTAACATAATCGGGATAAAGGGGATGAAACGGGCTAAAGATGTTACAATGCTAAAAAGGAGGAATCCTTACTGTATGCGCCTTGTAGCACAGGAAGTAAGATGTTACAGTATTAATTTCTTATCAAGGGTCATAACACTTATGATGCTATGTCAACCGCTCAGCCCTTATATACCAACGATCCTAAAATAGAAACACCTCCTAAGGTAACGAAAAGGTAACATTGGGAATATATTTTTAGAGGGTTCTCATTAGTTCACCGAACTTTTGGGAAGCCTCTTTTTTCATAGCTTTAGTTACATGCAGATATATCCTTCTTGTTATTTTGTCGTTGGCGTGTCCAAGACGTTCCATAATTTCTTCGAGTCCGACTTTAGCCTCGGCTAATAACGATGTATGAGTGTGCCTTAGGGAGTGAGGTGTTAGGTCCTGATTTAACTTTGCTAGCTTGAGCAACCTAGACATGCGTGTCTCAACAATAGTTACGAGTTCAGGATAGCCGTGGCTCTTTTTCATTTTAGCAAAGATAAAATCTTTATCGTGATACGTATCCCTATGGCTCATCTTAACAATGTTTTGTTTCACTCGATGGCTTTCTAGTTCCGTCAAAACAACAGCATCTACTTCGATCACCCTCCTAGAGGTCTTCGTTTTTGGTGGAAGCAACTCATATTTTCTTGTATTATTTGTTGGGCTATACAAAGTCTTAGTGATACTTATTGTGTGATTTTCAAAGTTAATATCTTTCCACTTTAAGGCGCATAACTCGCCAGCCCTCATTCCAGTATAAGCCAGGGTAACAAAAGTAACGACATCCATTTCCAAACCCTTACCCCTAGCCGTTTTTAGAAAGAGTGACAATTCTTCCTTCTCAAGGTATTTAGGGATTTCTTCCTCAGCCTCAAGTTCCTCGACTGTTTTCTGTGTCCTTGGAATAACAGCGTATTGAGTTGGGTCAGTCTTTATATAGCCCAATTCTACGGCTTTCTTAAAGATCATTCGCCCCGTGCAATTGATACCTATGAGGGTACCATATGAAAGTCCTTGTCTCGCTAAATCACTCAATGCCCCTTGATACATTTTCCTTGTTATGGTCTTAATTTTATTCAAGGAGAAAAATGGCTTAAGCCTGCCAATTTCGTGTTTCCTGATTCTTATTGTACTTATCTTAACCCTTCCAGTTCCATGATAAAGAGCTAGCCACTCCGCGGTAAAGTCCTTAAACGTAATACTCGATTCCTGAATAAAGGTCCCCTGATCAAGTTCTTGTATCACGATAGCGGCGGCCAAGGTAACATCTTTTTTTGTCTTAAACCCGCCTTTCTTTTTCTGTTTGCGCCTTCCAGTTTTGGGATCAACCCCAATGTCGACGATGTAAGACCACGTAGCTCCGCAAGTACATTTCTTAGCATCTTTGGGACACTTGCAATTAGGTTTATAAAAATGACCTTCCATGATAAGTAACCCCCTCTCATTATTTCTTCCCAAAATTTACGTATACCACGTTACCCCTACGCTCTTTTAATCTTGTCCTCGTATTCCTCCTCCGTGGCTGATTCCTCATCAAACATAAATTCAATTATGCCAGTAACCTTCATCTGGTTATCGTGGGATAGTTTACGGTAACTGAAAATTAGTTCCTTCTCAACTTCGGATAATCCCTCACTTGACTGATATTTCAAGGCTGCAGTTGGTTCTTCCCATCCCATTATATATGAAGGGGTTACGCCCAAAGCGTCTGCAAGAAGTTTGATCTTCGACCTTTTAATGTTTTCGACACCCCCATTCTCATACTTCTGAATAGCGGCCTTTTTCAGTCCAAGTCTCTTTCCAAGTTCCTCTTGAGTGTATCCCTTGGAAATCCTTAATTCCTTTATACGATCACCCATATTCATTGAAATATCTTCCTCCCATTCATTAACTTCTTAGTATCTTATTATTACCATATATATTAATGGTATACAAGTAAATGCGAAGAAGTATCAAAAAAAAAGATACCGATATCCCTTGACATCATACAGTTAGCGCATTAAGATAAAAGTATCCTAAAAAGATGCAGGACGTAAAGCAGAGAAGGGTGGTGAGCGTATGAATACTGCAAGAATGAAATCTGTTATGATCCTCTACGGCGACACAAGCGCCGTTCTGGCTGGCACAATCGGGGTTTCTCCACAAACATTTTCAGCAAAGATTAATGAAAGAAACGGGGCCGAATTTACACAAGGTGAAATATCTAAAATTAAAGAAAGGTACAATCTTTCCCCGGAAGAAATAGACAGTATTTTTTTTAATGAAAAAGTATCCTAAAAAGATACTAAAGTAGGCTAATGGGTAAGGAAGGAGGGAAAAACTAATGCCAATAAACGAACTCCCCGAGATCATTACGGCACAGCACATTTCAGATTATTTAGGTATTTCACGAGGTAAAATCTACACGCTATTTCAAATTAAGCCAACCGCGGGAGGCATACCAAACTTCGCCATTGGGACAAGCAAACGCGTCGAAAAAAAAGATTTCATTAAGTGGATTGAGGCACGGAAGGGGGAAAAGGCGCAAAGCATTTCAGCCTAAATTGTGAAAATAGTGGTTAAGGAGGTGAGAACAGATGAATCTACTCCGTAAACTCTTACTTAGGTCCAGACGTTTTAGCCTGATCGTAACCGGCTGGTTTTCAGAGGTGGATCCATGCGACTATAGCGTGGACAAGCCATCGAGGGGAGGTGGAAGAGAAGATGATTTGGACTGATCAAGAAATCGAAACACTTAAGCAATTGTGCCTTGATGGTTTGGGTAACCGGGATATCGCAGGGCGCCTGAATCGTGGGTTAACCGAGGTGTATGCAAAGCGAAGTCAATTGGGCATCACGATTGCAAAATGCAAAGGCGTAGCACCAAACCCCGCGTTTGAAAAAGCCTTGGAACCAATTGCTCCTAGCAAAGTTATAGTCAGAGCCGTAAGAGATGCGTTCAAGGCATTAGGGAACGAAGTGTTATGGGCCATGGCTCGTGATTGGACAACCAAGGAAGACTCTGACGAATACTGTTTATTAGCCAATGAGCTGATTGATCTGGAGGCAAAGTACAACAAGAAAATCGGGAGGTAAAACACATGGACCACACTCAAACGACATTCTTAGGCCACGCGCTCCCAATGGCCATAGCCTTCTGGATCTTCTGTTTCTATCATTCCCCGGACAGCAAAAAAGCCCGTCAGATGCTGAAACATCTAAACAGGCTGCTGAAAAAATTATACAACTTTAGTATACCACAACTAGGAGGGAGACGAAATGCAAGCTCTTTCTCGGTCAGAAGCCGTAAAAACTAATTATTACGCGCTTGTGGTCTCAATTCTAACAACATGTATACCCGAAACTGCCTTTGAAAAACTTCAATCTGATAAACCGAGCTGTGTACACAACCAGATCACAGATGAGGATTACACTGACATGCTCAAGATGCGCAAGGAAGGACTCTTCTTAAGGGAGATCGGCGAAATCTACTGCATGGATCCACCCATTGTTCATCGTTACCTAAAGAAATTTGGAAAGCGAGGAGCGTGACCATCGTGTCTCCAAAATGCAAGTGCGGGAAGGTAATAGGATTTCGTAAAGGACAAGTCAAAGTCCAGTGCCCAACGAAAAACTGTGGTATGCACTGGGAACTTAAGCCCGAAGGATACTGGGCTATCGGATTATTCACAACCATCTTTAACCCAATTTTCGAAAGAGCGAAAGCTTGTTCAGTGAAAACGAGAGCTGACCGGTACAAGAATTATCAAAAATCACGAAAAAGAAAGGGTCGATGAATTTGAAAAAAGCTACTGGAATTGTTAGAAGGATCGATGAACTGGGTCGCGTTGTTATACCTAAGGAGTTACGTCGCACGATGGGGATTGAAGAGGGAGACGCCTTAGAAATCTTCACGAATGATAAGGAGGAGATCGTCCTTCGTAAGTATCAGCCGGGTTGCATGAGCCGTGGTACATTTGAAGGTCTGGTTGAATTCGGTGGTGTAAAACTCTGCAAGGTATGTGCTCAAATCATGGTAGATAAGTGAGGTGCTTAAACCATGCTGAAAAGTGATCAAAAGATTCTGGCGCAATCGGAAAAAATCTGTGAGGAATGCGGTAAAGTATTCACCGTTATCAGTTCAGATATGTGGGCCTACAAGCTTACCATCAAAACAGGAACCATTTACTTCTGCCGGTATAACTGCTGTCGGGCCGGGGAGAAGAAACGAGATAACGAAATGAGAGCCAAAAAAGAAAACGCGGGGAGGAACACTGAATTGAAAGCTAACAAACCGAAAAAGGGCGTACTGGAAAAGGATCTTATGCTAGGCCTAACAATCTCGCAGATTGCCAAGAAATACGAGGCATCAGTTCAAACCATCCATAACTGGATTAAGTCTTATGAGATTGCAGGGGTTCAAGGCGAGAAGAAGCCCGTCGATAAACCAGTTGTTCCTAAAGTTTATGAAAAACCGATTTTGGAAGAGATTGTGCCACCGACTCCAGCTGAGATCGAGCAGTTCCACACAGACGTTGCACCTCAGGAGTTTCCAAAGATTGAATCCCCTGTTACAAGTCAACCATTCATCGCGGATCCGGAGAATGAGTTTCCACCTATACCAATGATCGCACCGGCTGAGGAAACGCTGGAAGACATATGGGATAACATCAAGGCCGGTATGCCCGCTGCTAAAAAGAAGTATGCCGAACAAGCCGACAAGGATTTTAGCGATCATCTGGTCACATTAGTCCTTGCGGTTACCAATGGTCGGGGAATCTAGGTTCCATCAAATAAAGAGGAGGATGTATAAAGATGAAAAAGTTTGTGTTGACTGAAGTCACGAAGGAATATTTCGGTATTGTTCTACACCAAATCAAAGCGACGCGCTCTTTTGGTAATGTCAAAGAAGGCGAGCTCGGCGGCTGGGTGCAGAAGGAAGAAAATATTGCGTCTGACGGCGATGCTTGGGTGTACGGCGATGCTCGGGTGTCCGGCGATGCTCGGGTGTACGGCGATGCTCGGGTGTACGGCGATGCTCGGGTGTCCGGCGATGCTTGGGTGTCCGGCGATGCTCGGGTGTCCGGCGATGCTCGGGTGTACGGCGATGCTCGGGTGTCCGGCGATGCTCGGGTGTCCGGCGATGCTCGGGTGTCCGGCGATGCTCGGGTGTCCGGCGATGCTCGGGTG